GGAAGTAGGCAAGACTGATGTGGTAGGCTCCGGAGAGGACTTGACGGGCTGCAACGTGGTGCTTCCACTGGACAGCCCCATTCCCGCTCTGCTACGAAGACGATAAAATAGTTCTTGACAAGAGCTACTAGATAAGATATTATAAACCATAATCAAGGAGGTTATTATGTTTAGGACAAAGACAGCTAGATCACTGGTAGGTTTGCTACTGTCGGTAGTATTTTCATTCACATGCCTGTGGTTCGCTACGGACGACGCAGAAGCGGCAATCAAGTTTGTGCTTGGATTGTTCGCCGCTGGTTCTGTTTGGGCCGTAGTTGCAACTGCAGTCAGTAATTGGATTGACCAGGGAGAGGGATAATGAAAAGAGAGACATACTGCGATCTCAAAAGACGACCCGACCTTCCAAACTTTGATCAACGATATACTATGGAGGTACCGATTGTTGACATCGAGTTCGACGTCTACAATTCACAGATTCGACAAAAAGGCCATGTTTTTCGCAAGGTCTCTTCCATGGCCCAGTCTATTCTTAAAGGCGGACAAGAGACGCCAATTTCTGTAATACGGAAGGGGAATGGTAAATATGAGTTGAAGGACGGCGCCACCCGGGTGTTGGCCATGCGCGACGCAGACCTAGAAAAGATTCGAGTGTCCTTTTACCATGACACCTTGGGCTGGACCGCGGATGAATGGTACGATTTCCAGTGCAGCAGCAACGATCATCCGCCACAAACAAGCAATTCAGAGGAGGACATCAAAGCTCAAATCCAATATCGAGTTGACAACGGAGGCTTAGAACGCACTGTTGGTTTTAAGTATATTGATCAGCCCGAGGAGTTTTTGAAGCGCGCAGCCGCCCACCTCAAGACCGTATATAAACACGGATCGGGCGGCGGCTACACGATAGTGAAGTACAGGAATTTTGTGAAGAAAGCCCTTTCTGGGACCATCAGTTCAATGTACGAGAACTACGATAAGAGATCAGCTATGACTTATATCAAAAATCAGAACAAGGTTGGGTGGGCGACAGCCAAACAAAACACCAAGAATGCTATTGGGGATATCTCAAATAATATTTGTTTTTATCCTTGTGCTGACATTGGCCGCGAAGTTAGGAAAGATGCATTTGCCAACGCAGCGTACAAGAGGATCGACAATCCAACTGTGAAGGCTTACATGGTGTATTGGGTGGGCGATTTGACTGGCAAAGACGATGAGAAGATTAAGTCGGAAAGAGAAACCTGTATTAGGGAATACGATAAGATTAATGGAAAGTATCATGTTTTCGCAGGCCTCTATTTTCTCCCTCAATTCAAAACGGGGGTTAACAAAGAAAATTTGTATCATATGCGGAAAGTGCGCTAATAACTCTTGACTTCATGAGTATATTCCGATATACTTATGGAGTATTTACTGGCCCATAGCTCCAAAGGTTAGAGCGCGGTTCTTATAAAGCTGAGGTTGTGGGTTCAAATCCCACTGGGCCGACCGGTGTTTAAATAAAAGGATGAGGATTCATGGCAACAGCCGCAGAACGAGCAATCAGGAAACAAGAGAGTTTCACACAGAAGGTTGCATTGGCCGAGGTGATTTGTGGGGAAGAGAGCGAAAAACTCTTTCTAAAAGAGGGGGTTAGATATAAGTTTCTAGAATTTGATGGCCAAGTGAAACTGGTCATTGTTCAACAACAATCACCTTATGATACTCGATTGACACATACAATGATCAGCCCCCTGAAAGAACGGATTGCCTCAGAAGTGCACCACCGATGGCACGTAACCATCAAGGTTAAGAATAGTATTTGGGAAGGAAGAACAGCAAGATAGAATGGAATTTGATTTTGATTACAAACAATTTATTGGCGCATACTTCTACTCGTCTTCGAAGATCGAGGGCGACGATGGGACGCTGCTAGGGTACCACAGGGTGGAGGAACTCGGCACGGGGCTACACAAAGACTTGAAGGTCTCGTTCACTTGGGCGAAGGATGGGAAAGCAGACCCTTCCAGAGAGGTACTTTCTATAAAGTCCCCACTGGCCCCTGTCACCGTGTTGCTTGAGGATTCTTTGACAAGAAAAGTTCGTGTAATGAACGAACTGCTTCTGAGGAAGGTGGAGTCGACTACCACATGAACGATGAAAAAGTTGATTTTTCTAAATTTGGGAAGTCCTTCCAGGATAAGCTAGCTCACTTAATTTTGCAGGAAAGAACTTTCTGTGACCAGATGCAGGAAGTGCTCGCCATTGGCTTCTTCGAGTTGAAGTACTTGCAGGTCTTCGTACAGAAGATTTTTGCTTATCGGGAGAAGTACGAAACTCACCCGACATACGAGATCATGACGACCATTTTGAGGTCGGAACTCGAAGACGAGAACGAGGCTGTACGCAAGCAAACAAGAGACTTTTTGGCTCGCTCACTAGTCTCCAAGGAAATTCAGGAGGCTGAATACATCAAAGATGTTTCCTTGGATTTTTGCAAAAAGCAAAAGCTCAAGGAGGCCATGATCAAGTCGGTTGATCTGTTGCAGCACTCCTCTTTTGATGAGATTAGTTCAGTCATTAACGATGCCATCAAGCTTGGTTCTGACAATGACTTTGGTTATGAGTATATTACTGATTTTGAACAAAGATATGTACCCAAGATGCGACACCCGGTGACCACCGGTTGGAAATTGATTGATGATATCACAAATGGAGGTCTTGGCAATAGCGAACTTGGGGTGGTCATCGCGCCAACGGGCGCCGGTAAGTCAATGGTCCTTGTGCATCTAGGCGCGCAGGCTGTCAAAGAGGGTAAGACTGTTGTGCACTACACGCTAGAGTTGCAAGATATGTCTATCGGTCTTAGGTATGACAGTTGCCTAACGGGGGTGGCAATCAACGATCTCCCCATTTTTAAAGAACAAGTTTACGATAAAGTGACCGATTTTGATGGCACGTTGATAATTAAAGAGTACCCCTCGAAAACGGCAAGCACGAGTACTATAAAAACACATCTGGAGAAATTGCGAACACGCGGAATTGATGTCGATATGGTTATCGTTGACTATGCCGATCTTCTGCGCCCTAAACGCGTTGAGAGAGAGAAAAGACATGAGCTTGAAAGTTTGTACGAGGAGTTGCGTGGGCTAGCACAAGAGTTTAAGTGTGTTTTTTGGACTGCGTCCCAAACCAACCGGTCGGGGTTGAACGCCGAAGTGATCACCATGGAAGCAATTAGCGAGGCCTTCAATAAATGTTTTGTGGCAGACTTTATATGCACCGTATCCAGAACCATCGAAGACAAGGCCGCCAACACGGGGAGGATGTTTGTTGCTAAAAACAGACAAGGTTATGATGGAATGATTTACCCTATGTTCATGGACACCAGCAACGTAAAGATCAAAGTGTTCGAGCCGACCAACGAGACCGTTGAAGAGATCAGCGTGAAAGCAGCCACTCAGCAAATGAGCAAGATAAAAAAGAAATATATGTCCTGGAAGGAGGAAGGGAAGGGTGATGCACGACGAACAGCAAGTTAAGAAGGAAGCTCTAGAATACTTTGATGGTGACGAGTTGGCCACAAACGTGTGGATGACGAAGTATTGTCTTAAAGACAAACTCGGCAATCACATGGAAAAGAATCCAGACGATATGCATCGCCGCCTCGCCGCTGAATTTGCTAGAATTGAAAGTGGGTTTCAAAATTCTTTGAAAGAAGAGGAGATTTATAAACTTCTGAAAGGGTTTGATTATATTGTTCCCCAAGGTTCCCCGATGTTCGGGATAGGGAATGATTATGTTAATGCATCGCTGTCCAACTGTGTTGTGGTCGCATCCCCGGAAGACAACATTTCCTCTATCATGGACTCCGGCAAGCAATTAGCCAATTTGTTCAAAAATCGGTGTGGCGTCGGGCTCGATATTTCACAACTTCGCCCAGAGAACGCAGTTGTAAATAACGCTGCGCGCACAACCACCGGTGCATGGAGCTTCGCTGATTTTTATTCATACGTTTGTCGCATGATCGGACAGAACGGACGCCGCGGCGCCCTCATGATTTCTATGGATGTTCGACACCCCGACATTGAGAACTTCGTGAAGATGAAGGAAGACCTCACAAAGGTGACGGGCGCCAATGTTTCGGTTAAAATAAGCGACAGTTTCATGGAAGCGGTGGAGGAGGGTGGGGAATTCACTCTTCAATTTCCGGTCGATTCTGACAACCCAACACACACTCGAACGATTGCTGCCACCGACTTATGGGAATCGATTATCGAATCAGCCACCAAGACTGCTGAACCGGGTCTCTTGATGTGGGACAATATCACAAGTAGACTTCCTGCAAACGAGTACGACGAGTTCAAGACAATTTGTGTCAATCCGTGTGCAGAGATTGCCCTTTCGGCTTATGACTCTTGTAGATTAATTTCGGTAAATCTGAAAAACTTTGTGAAAGATCCGTTCACGAAGAAAGCAAAGTTTGATCTGAAAGAGTTCAGCAATGTTATTCGGATAGCTACGCGCCTTTCGGATGACTTGGTTGAATTGGAAAACGAAAAGCTTTTAAAAATTAAGAGCACATGTGACACTGATGACGAAAGGGAACTGTGGGACAATATGATCGCTGCGTGCACCAATGGCCGCAGAACTGGTTTGGGAACTCACGGTCTAGCCGATGCCATCGCTTGCCTCAACCTCCCTTACGACGATCCGGCCGCCATCTGCTTCGTAGATGACCTTTACAGGATTATGAAAATAAGCGCGTACGAGGAAAGTGTTAAGATGGCTGAGGAGCGAGGCCAGTTTCCTGCGTTTGACTGGGAGACGGAGAAGGATAATTCTTTTATTAAGGATTTGCCCGAAGTTTTGCAAGCACAGATTCGTGCGCACGGCCGCCGGAATATCTCCATCCTCACCAACGCCCCAACTGGTTCTGTTTCGCTCTTATCACAGACTAGCACAGGCATCGAGCCAGTGTTCCGAAATTCTTACATTCGTAGACGGAAACTTTCCCATAACGAACAGGCTTTGGAAGCAGATTTCGTTGACGATCTGGGTGATCGCTGGGTTGAGTATAATGTTTTTCATCACAATGTTAAAGAATTCTTGAATTTATTGAAACAGTCGGATGTCCCAAGTTTTTTTGTGACGTCAGATCAAATAGACTGGAAGAAGAGGATAGAGATTCAGGCTGCAATCCAAAAACACATCGACCACTCTATTTCTTCAACAATTAACTTGCCAAAAGATACGGAGCCGTCCGTTGTGGGAGAGTTGTACCTACAAGGGTGGAGGAGTGGCCTCAAGGGAATTACAGTATACGTGGATGGTTCTCGCAGCGGAGTTCTGATCACAGAAGACGGGACTCCTGAGGCGACGGAAGAATTCCCACATCTGAGTGCGCCCAAGAGGCCACAAGAACTAGACTGCGACATACACCACACCACCATCGGTGGGGAAAAATGGGTTGTTTTAGTGGGAATTCTCGCTGACCAACCTTATGAGGTTCTTGCAGGAGAAGCAAGTCTTATCGAGATTCCAAAGAAATATAACAAGGGTCTTTTAACAAAACACTGTTTTAAGACAAAAAACAATAGGTATGACTTATCTTTCGGTTTTAACGGGGATACAATTCTTATAAAGGACGTCGTTAAGGTTTTCGATAATCCAAACAATTCTGCATTCACTCGCATGATTTCCTTGGGTCTCCGCCATGGCGCAAAAGCACGGTTCATGGTTGAACAACTTCAGAAGGACAAAGCCTCTGACATGTTTAGCTTTGCGCGCTGCATCGCTCGAATTCTTAAGAATTATATTGAGGACGGGGAACTGCCTAGTGACAAACTGTGCACGGAGTGTAATGCGGAGACTCTTCTTTACCAAGACGGGTGCGTAACATGCACATCTTGTGGGTATGCTAAGTGTGGTTAAGACTAATTAAAGATGGAGACTTAACTCTCCAGGCAGACAAGGAGAACTACGCACAATGCCAGTATCATCTAAAATAGTTAAAAAACACGAAGAGATGTTTTACCCCACAGTTCGGATCCGCGCAAAAGGTTCGGGCGGCAGTGGTACCGTCGTATACTCAGAGAAGCATAACGGCGAATACCACACATATGTTATAACAAATCACCATGTAGTCGCAAAGTGTATCAAGGTAGAGAAAAGATGGAATCCTGTTAAGAAAAAGAAGATGGATACTGAAATCTTAGATACAGTATATGTGGAATATTTTAAATATAATAATTATTCTCACTGTATTGGAAGTTTTGCTATTGAGGCCGACATCGTCGCTTACTCAGAGGTGGAAGGTGGCCAAGACTGGGCTCTCCTTCGTGTACGGGACAGGGAAGCCCAAGCTCCGTACATTGCAACCCTTTTTCCTGAGGACGATATTGAAAGCATTCATATTTTTGATAATTGTTACGCCGTCGGAGCGTCGCTAGGCCACGCCCCCATCGCGACAAATGGGCATATCTGTTATATGGATGACGAGATTAGTCACTACCGTTATTGGATGTCCACCGCCCAGACGATTTTTGGAAACTCCGGAGGTGCTCTCTATCGTTACTCTGAGGAACGAAAGAAATACGAATACATCGGCATTCCATCCCGGATTACTGTGCAGCCCATGGGCTTTACAAAAGATCCAATTACGCACATGGGATACTTTATTCCAATCGAACGTGTATATTCTCTTTTGAGAGATAATGATTATCACTTTATCTTTGATAAAGAAATGTCTTTTGACCAGTGTGCGGAACTCCGCGGCGAAGAGATTGTCGAGGCGCCAGACGTTGATGCCGACGAAGAAGACGATGAATAAAAGTTCTTGACACTACTGGTAGTATCTGTTAATATTATCAAACTAACCCCCTAAAAGGAGAAAAGATGGGAGAGACAAAGACCAAGAAGGAACAATACATTGAGAATTATATCAAATCTCTATACTCGATCGAAGAGGCTATTGAACCCTTCAAGGAACAAAAAAAGGAACTTCGAAAGGAATATTCCGACAACGGATGGTTAACTAAGGATGAAATTCGTGCTACAATCAGAGCATATCGCCTTCACAAGGGCGGTATTGACATTGATAGCATTAAGGAAGTTTACGGCCAAATCGACAAGATGCTGGGCCGCACCATTTCGGAGTAGACATGAAT